CGACTGGACAGGGCGCAATGACTGTCGGCGCAGAAGTAACCTTGAACCTGTACCCAGAGGGTGCAACTTCAGGCGATACCTATGCAACCCTGTCTGCAATCATCACCGAAGCTGGCGTGTCTGCCTCTTTCGATGGCATGGTTGAATCAACATTCAGCTTTGAAGCGAATGGTGCGGTTACTTGGGGAACCGTAGCCTAAAACCGGGTCTGTGGCGGCTAGGGTAGCCCCCGAAAAGCAGGAATCCGAACCTGCCTGCCGTTATAGACACCAAATTCGGAAACCTGATCGGAGAGGTATTTATGTCAATTCTTGACCGCGCCAAGGCGCATTTTGATAAGCAAGGGATCACAGAGATTGTGGTTCCAGAATGGGCAGATGAGAAAGGCGAGGCAACAGTTATCTACTCAAAGCCGCTGACATTGGCTGAGAAGAAGAAACTGATTAAATTCGCCAAAGAGGATGACATTGAGTTTGTGGCTCGGCTGATTATTATGAAGGCATTGGATAAGACAGGAGAGCCTGTCTTTGATATTTCCGACCGAATCAGCCTGCTGAACTCCGTTGACCCAAATATCCTGTCTAGGATTGCCGGCAAAATGACCGAGGCAAAATCAGTCGAGGATTTCGAGGGAAACTAGAAAGCGATCCGCTGTTGAAGTCGCAGTACGCCTTGGCCGAGATTCTGCATAAGACTCTCGATGAAATAGGCGAAATGACGATAGAAGAGTTCAACGGCTGGATCGCATACTTCAACCTGAAGCGGAAGGCGCAAGATGGCAACAGCGGAAGAAATAAGAATCCGAATCACCGCCCAAGATAGCGCGACTCAGGTTATCAAGGAAACCAATCGTGAGATGCAGACGCTATCGCGGACTGCTACCTCTACCGGGACAGCCACGACCAAGTTTGGCGGCAATCTGTCAGTTATGGGCAGAACGGCAGGCCAAGCTGGTATTCAGGTTCAACAGTTAGTCGGTCAGATTCAGGGCGGCACGAATCCGATGCTCGCTCTGTCACAACAGGCGGCTGACTTGGGTTTCGTATTAGGCGCGCCACTTGTAGGTGCGATTGTCGCTTTGGGCGCATCGCTGGCGATGAACCTGATTCCGCAGCTATTTGAAACTGCAAAGACCGCCAAAGATTTAAGCAAAGAAATCGACGAACTGCGCGCAAGAACTGGCAATCTTACGGAAGCACAAAAAGCACTTCTTCAACAAAATCGCGCAAAAGCAATCGAAGAAGAACGCAAACAAGTCGCAAGACTCAGATCAGAAATTGAGTCCAATCAGAGAGCGGTCATTGCATTGCGCCAAGCGCAGCAGGATGCAGAATTAGACCCAGAAGCAACAGGCATCGTTGACTACAATGCTAAGGTCAACGAACTGCAAGAAAAGCGCGTCACGATTGTTGGAGAATTATCAAACGCAGAGCAACGCCTCAGATTGCTCGAAGCTGGACGCACCGCAGAAGGCGACAAATTCATCTTGAGCCTAGAAAAGCAGGTCGCTCTTTTAGGCAAAAGCAGGGCTGATACTATTGCCTTTGAAGCAACCCAGCTTGATCTGACCGACACCCAGAAGAAGCAGACTGAAGCCCTAATCGAGCAGATTGCTGTTTATGATCGCGCCCAGGAACAAATGAAGGGCAGCGCAAGCGAACTAGAAAAGCTGGCTCAGGTCACAGAATTCAGCAATAAGCAGATGGACAAGGCTGCGGCTGAAGGCCTGAAATCTATGGAAGATGGATTGGTCGGCCTCATCATGCAGACCCAATCTGTGAGCGATGCCTTTAAGAATATGGCAAATTCTATTCTTGCCGATATTCTGCGGATGCAGATTCGCAAATCTATCACTGCCCCGCTCGCTGGCTTCCTCGATCAATCAATTGGAAGTTTCGACTTTGGCTCTCTTTTGCGTTCCTTCGCTGGTGGCGGTTATACAGGCTCCAGTTCTCGTTCTGGCGGCATCGATGGCATGGGCGGATTCCCTGCAATCCTGCACCCGAATGAAACCGTAATCGATCACCGTGCTGGAATGCCTGCTGCTGCACCTGCTGCGCCCCAGCCAGTCCAGATCACCTACAATATCCAGTCATGGGATTCCCGCGATACGATGATTGCCATTCAGCAGAGTGCGCCTCAGATCGTGGGCATCGTTCAAAACGCATTCAATAAGCGCGGACGCAGAGGGCCGATGGGATGAGTGGCACATTTCCGACTTCACCAGTTCCGGCTGATATTAAGGTTTCCTCATTCACGCCGACGCTGGTATCGCAGACCCAATCACTCAAGCGCCAGGTTCGCCGCCGTGGTGGACAGCGTTGGGCATTCGATGTGAATTATCCACCGATGACTCGTTCTGAATTTGCGCCTGTATATGCTTTCTGTATATCACAGCGCGGTCAGTACGAAACCTTCACATTTGTTCCGCCTGTTGTATCTGATCCGCAGGGAACGGCCACAGGAACGCCTGTAGTTAATGGTGCGCATTCTGCCGGAGATACAACGATTGCGACCGATGGATGGACGAATTCAACTCAAATCTTAAAGGCTGGCGATTTCATAAAATTTGCCAATCACAGCAAGGTATATATGATCGTTTCCGATTCATCCTCAGATGGATCTGGTGAGGCAAATTTAGTGATTGAACCGCCACTCATGGCGGCTCTTTCTGATAATGAAGCAATAACAGCAAATGATGTTCCCTTTACCGTTGCACTAACCACAGATTCTCAAGAATATGCAGCAGGCCCACCTGATACTTACGATTTCAGCATTCAGTTAATCGAGGTTATCTAATGGATCGCAACGCTTCAGTCAGCGTCATCTCGGAAATTGGCGCGGATCAGAATTATCCAATTCATTTGCTGGAGATGGTATTCGATTCCGAAACCTTCTATTTGACAGATGCGCCTCGAACCCTAAGCTGGGGCGGAAATGACTATACCGGACTCGGACATTTTCTTGGGTTCAGTGACATTGAAGAAACTGCCGAAGTTCAAGTCAGTTCTGTAACTGGCACGCTATCTGGCGTAGATCAGACATACATTAGCCTTTTCTTATCTGATTATTATATTGATCGAACGGTCAATATCTATAAGGCATTCCTGAATTCATCTGAAGCCGTTATTAGCAATCCTTTGTTGATATTTTCTGGACGAATCTCAGGCGTATCAATCGCTGAAGATACAGACGCAGGAACTTGTACGATTGCGATGGAAGCATCCTCTCAATGGGTAGACTTCGAGCGCAGGCCGGGTCGCCACTCCGTTCATGCCGAGCAACAGATTTGGTTTCCCGGAGATAAGGGATTTGAGTTTGCATCGGAAATTGAGAAAGGCATTCTGTGGGGCCGCAGCGAATGAATCCATCGCTTGAAATCGAATTGGTGCAGATGCTTGATGAGGCTGGCCGCAAGCCATTCAAGTGGGGCTTCAATGACTGCAACACGCTAGCATTGCAATGGCTCGACAAATTGCAGAATCGTGGATGGCTGGATCGCGTCAAGGGCAAGTATTCTGACCTTCGAGGCGCAATTAAAACGGCCTCAGAATTGCCGAATTGGTGTGATGGCCTAGTCGAGGAAGGATGGACAGAGATCACACAGCAGGAAGCTACTGTGGGCGATCTAGCCGTGGTTTCAGATAAGCATTACGATATGGTTCACATCGTCATGGGGTCTTTCATGGTTTCAATTCACGAAACCGAGGGCATGGTCAAGATTCCGCTGGACGCAGTTCAAGCAAGGTATTTCAGGATAATCTAATGCCAGCAGCAGCCCCCCTAATCGGAGCCATAGCAGGTCAATATATTGGCGCAGCTTTAGGCTATGCAGCAGTCGGCGGATACGCAACAACAGCATTCAATGCGTTTATTGGCCGCGCTATTGGCGGCATGATCGGCTCAACGATTGGATCAAGCCTGGGTCAAGCCGTATTTGGCAAAGAGCCTGATTTGCCTGACTACTCAACTGCTTTGGCTGATCGTGGAATTCTTGTAAATACCAGAACAGCAGCATCAGCAATTCCTGTTGTTTATGGTTCGCGCAGGGTCGGCGGGAATATTGTTTTTATCGAGTCAAGCGGCGAGAACAACAAATATCTACATCTTGTTCTTGTTCTGTCTGAAGGTGAGGTTTCATCAATAGGCGATGTTTACCTAAACGACAAGATTTCGACCGACACTCAATACTCAGGCAAGGTCAATATCTACAAGCACACTGGTGCTGATGACCAAGCAGCAGATAGCAATCTTGTTGCAGATGTAACCAACTGGACGACTGATCACAAACTGTCAGGCGTTGCTTATTTGTATGTGCGTCTAGAGTACGATCAGGACGCATTTCCTGGCGGTATTCCAACCATTACTGCTGAAGTTGACGGAATAAAAATATACGATCCGCGCACAACAACCAGCGCATTCAGCAACAACCCAGCACTTTGCATACGCGACTACCTTACAAATGATCGGTATGGCCGAGGCATTGACTCAAGCCTGATTGATGATGCTTCATTTATTGCTGCTGCAAACTACTGCGAAGAAACCGTCACACTTGGCGGGGCATCCGTTGATAGATATACCTGCGATGGCGTAATTGATACATCTCGCACAAGCATTGAAATCCTCAAAGAATTACTGACTGCCTGCAAAGGATTCCTGATCTTCTCTGGCGGGAAGTACAAACTGGTCATTGATAAGCCTGAAACCGCCACATTCACATTCAGCGAGGACAATATCGTTGGTGGATGGTCTATTGGTCTTGGCTCAAAACAGAATACATACAACCGAATCCGCGCCAGTTTCTTCAATGTCAATCGAAGCTGGCAAGAAGATATTGCTGTCGTTGAATCGACCGCGCTCAGAACGCAAGACAATGGCCTGCTGCTTGAACGCGAGATCATGTTGCCGTTCACCAATACGCAGGAGCGCGCTGAAGCCATTGCGACGATGGCACTCAACCAATCCCGCCAGCAAGTATCGTGTGAATTCACGGCGACCATCGAGGGTCTGCGCTGTGAAGTTGGCGATGTGGTGTATATCTCGCACGCAACACCCGGCTGGGACACGCTGAATTCTGGAGCAGGCAAGAAGTTCCGCATCATCGAAATTGCTTTGATGAACTCTGATGAGGTTCGGGTCAAGGCTCTTGAATACGATGCAACGGTTTACAACTTTGGCACGATCTCCGCAGCAGATGCGACCCCGAACACCAATCTGCCTGACCTTTATACGGTCAATCCTGTAACCAATCTGACCGTTACCCAACTTGGCGATGTATTAGAAGATGGTACATTCCAGTCTGGCGTTTTGGTCACATGGGATGCCTCAACTAGCGGATTCATTCGCCAATACGAAGTTCAGTGGAAGCGAGGATCATCAGAATTTGACTATGGTCTTGTTTCTTCTGCGACTACTGGAACCGATGATTTCGGACTCATAACAGGAACCGTAACAGAGGCTCCTGATTATGGATTGATAACAGATCCGATTGATGCTGCGGACATCTACTGGAACTCGATATTTGTCACCGATCTGCAATGCGTCATCAACAATGTATTTGCTGGACAGGATTATTCGATTCGTGTTCGCGCGATCAACACCGCTGGTGTTCGTTCTGCATGGGTGACAGATACGATTTCACCATTGCCAGACACCACACCACCTGAAGCGCCGGAATATTTAAGCGCGGTGGGCGGATTCCGCCAGATTCAACTCTATTGGCAGAATCCTTTGGATGCCGATTTCGATCGGATCAATGTTTATCGAAACACAACGAACAATCTTGCTGGCGCAACCCTGATCGGCACTACAAAAGGAACCAGATACCTCGATGCCGGACTTGGGATCAACCAGACTTTCTATTATTGGATTCGCGCATTAGATCGCACCGGGAACATTTCTGACCCATCTTCAGGGACGAATGCAACCACAGCATTTGTTGATTCGGATGACTTCAGCGCGGAAGTGATGAACCTGTTTTCTGAAGCTGGTGCGTATGGAATTGAACCTGTTTCATCGCTTCCGGCATCGGGCGATTTTGATGGTCAAATCAAATTTGACACAACCAATGTCAAACTGTGGCGTTGGGATGCAGCGACAAGTTCTTGGTCAGATGACATCTTCTCAATCAGTGCTGGATCGGTAGATGCTGCATCCTTTGCGGCAGGTATTGAGCCTGTCAGCGTGGTTGCAAGCCTCCCTAGTCCGACTGGATATACCGGGCCGAACATCGTATTCAACACTGGCGATGGCAAATTGTATCGCTACGATTCAGCTACTCCTGCATTCACGGCGGCAGTACCTACCGTGGATCTTGTTGGTGATTTGTCGCTGACCAATTTCCCGGCATCTGTTCGTCCGATTGAGATCGTCGCAAGCCTTCCGATTACTGGAAATTCCGAAGGCCGGATGGTTTATCTGACTTCTGACAATAAGCTGTATCGCTATAACGGTACTTCTTGGATCACAGGAGTTGCATCTACTGACATTGATGGAACCATCGCGGATGCCCAGATTGCGGCAATATCCGCCACCAAGATCGGCGGGCAGATCACTAGCACGCAAATTGCGGATGACGCAATTACAACTCCAAAACTGGCTGCTGGTGCGATCACTGCTTCTGAGATAGCAACCGGAACGATTCAGGCTGGCAATATCGCATCGGGCGCTATCACCACAGCGAAACTCGCAGCAGATGCCGTAACCGCAGACAAGATTGATGCGGGTGCTGTTACTGCCGATGCCATTGCTGCTGGGTCAATCAGTGCAGCAGCAATTGCGGCCAATGCCATTACTGCTGACAAGATTGCGGCTGGATCAATTACCGCGACCAAGATTGCCACCGATGCGGTGACTGCGGACAAGATCGCAGCCAACTCAATTACCTCATCAGAACTTGCTGCAAATTCAGTCATCGCCGGAAAGATCGCAGCAGGTGCTATCAATGCCTCTGCTTTGTTTGTCGATGGAATCATTGAAGGTTCGCACATTAAAGCAGGAACTATTCAATCCAATAATATTGCAGCTAATTCAATCACTGGCGGACTGATCGCTGCTTCTGGGATCATTACCAGCGCGGCGCAGATCGAAGATGGCTTGATTACAAACGCCAAGATCGTCAATGGCGCGATCACTACTGCAAAGATCACAGACGCAAACATTACAACCCTCAAAATTGCAGGCAATGCTGTTACGCAACCTGTTACTTATGCCAATGAATCAGTTATTGCAGTGGCCACAAATACTTCTGCATGGACTACGGTAGCCTCTGTCACGGTGGATGTGGGCGATGCAGATGGAGCAACTTTGTCCAATTTGATTGGATTCAGTTTCAGGCCGTACAACACCACAGGCGGAGCATGGCTGGCTTGGTATAGAGTCCTCAGAGGCGCGACAGAATTGGTGATTGGAAGAAGTGGCGTTCCAAACAACACAGACGGCCCCACTCTGTCGTCATTTGTGGTTGATTCTGGTGTTTCTGGGTCAAATACTTACTACATACAATCGAGGGGATCTGGGGATACTGGACAAGTCTATGTAGAGGCGCGGCGCGCTTATGTGGTAGGGGCAAAACGCTGATGGGCAAGTTTTATTTATATGACGGCAAAACCCTTCTTGGCACTGGTGAGTGTCAGGACGGCATGGAGTACGCTCAAGCCACAAATGGAGAATCTGTAGGCATTGGCGACCCGCCTTCTGATATAAAATATCCAGATCGAGATCCCCTGCCTTATACTTATTTTAGGGTGCAGGACTATCCTAGTATTGGGGAACAATTTGATCTGTTGTGGCACGCAATGAAATCTGGCGAAATTCCTATGGCGAAGGAATTTTTCGACAGAATTGCAGCGGTCAAGGATAAATATCCAAAGGAATAAAGGATGACAACTCAAGTACAGCGACGCAGAGGCACGACCGTTCAGCATTCCACCTTTACAGGTGCAGAAGGCGAACTCACTGTCGATACCACGAAGGACACCGTTGTTGTCCATGATGGAAACACGGCTGGCGGCATTCCTCTTGCTCGTGAAGATTTGAGCAATGTTGATGGTGGCGATATTGCAACGGCTGTATCGGGCGAAACATTGTCCAGCATTGTCATCACTTCTGCCGACATCAATGGCGGAACGATTGATGGTGCAAGCATTGGCGGATCTTCTGCTGCGTCCATTACTGGCACGACCATTACTGGTACATCTTTTGTTTCGTCTGGGGATATGACCTTCGGCGACAACGACAAAGCTATCTTTGGTGCGGGGTCTGATTTACAGATTTATCATGATGGGTCGCATAGTATTATTAAAGATTCAGGATCAGGTAATCTTTATATTGGTGGTGCAAGTTCTGTCGCACTTACAAATACTGCTGTTGATGAGTTTATGCTAAGGGCTGACCAAAACGGAACAGTTGTTCTTTACTACGATAACTCAGCCAAACTCGCCACAACCAACACAGGCATTGACGTAACAGGCACAGTCACGGCTGATGGGTTGACTGTTTCGACTGCAACCGGATCATCTTCAATAACACCGACTGACATTACTATTAAGACAGAAACAAGTGCTTCTGATTGGTCTACCACTGATGAGTGGGGAAGAGTAGTTTTTTATAGCGATGATGTAAGTAATGGCGGGGCTAAAGCTCACGCTACAATAGGGGTATCTCCAACGGCATCTGGTGGAGGTTTGTCTAATCTTGTATTCAAGACTTCCAACTCTACGCCATCTCTCGTTAAGCGTATGGATATTAACGAAGGTGGCAACATCTCCTTCTACGAAGATACAGGCACTACGCCTAAGTTCTTCTGGGATGCTAGTGCTGAGTCTTTGGGTATTGGTACGAGTAGTCCTACAGCACAACTAAACATATCAGCTAACAGTCCTACAATTCGTTTTGACGATGACACAACAAACAATGCCTTAATAACAGTCAACAACACTGTTATGAGAATTGAAGCTGACCCAGACAATTCAACTGCAAGTAGTGCAATTACTTTTAGAGTAGATGCTTTAGAATGCATGCGTATCGACTCCAGCGGTAACGTAGGGATTGGTACGAGTAGTCCTTCTAAAGAATTGCACATTAAAAACGTCGGCGGGAATGCTGTAAGCGATAGTCAAGTTTTAATTGAGGGCAACACTGGTGGGTATGGTGCCGGTATTACCTTTCAATCGCCACTAACTGGAGGCTCCCTTGCAGAAATGGCTCGCATTACTGCTGACGGTGAAGCTGCATGGAATACGACAGCAAGCACTCAAGATGCTGGGTTAAGATTCTACACAGCTCAAGATGGAACAACTACAGAACGCATGCGTATCGACTCCAGCGGCAATGTTGGGGTGGGGACGAGTAGTCCAAGTGAAAAGCTGCACATCCTTGATAGTGGTAACGATGATAACGGTATAAAAATTCAAAATGCCGACACTGGTTCATCAGCGGTTGCAAATGTAAAGGTTTTTGCAAATGCTGCTCAGGGTGGGCTTGCAGTTACAAGTTCATCATTTACGTCAGGAAATGTAATTGCTGCTGATTGTGCATATTTGTATGCAAGCTCCACTTCGAGCAATGGTTTAAGACTAAATGCAGAAGCGGCTGCACCAATGGTTTTTGGTACAAACAACACAGAACGCATGCGTATCGACTCCGGCGGTAATCTGTTGGTGGGTACTACTGATACAAGTCCTTGGAACAACACAGGAAATAATCCGGGTACAGCAATTTTATCTTTTGGAACAATGGGGATGGCCCGGTATCAAGAACAATTATTACTATTAAACAGAACTGGAAATGATGGAACGCTTGTATCTTTTTATCAAGAAGGAGTTTCTGAAGGCTCCATCTCTGTTTCAGGATCAACCGTATCCTACAACGGTGGTCACTTATCCCGCTGGTCACAACTACCAGACGACTCCAAGGACGAAACCATCGTCAAGGGTACGGTGATGACCAACTTGGATGCTATGTGTGAATGGTCACATGAAGCCGTTGAAGCACAAGAAGCTGTGTATGATGAAGAAGGCAATCTGGTATCCGAAGCAGTAGAAGCCAAAGAAGCATACACCGAAGACAACGAACAGCTAAACCGCATGAAGGTATCTGATGTCGAAGGTGACACCAATGTGGCTGGTGTATTCGTCAATTGGGACAACGATGACGATCAATTCAACGACATGAACATCGCAATGACAGGCGATATGGTGATTCGTATTGCTCAAGGCACTACTGTTGCCCGTGGCGATCTGCTCATGTCAGCAGGTGATGGCACAGCCAAGCCGCAGGGTGACGACATTGTTCGGTCTAAGACGATTGCAAAGGTCACATCAACCCATGTATCTCACACCTACGATGACGGTA